TGTCAACCCTTAAAGTGAGGGTCATTCTTTGGTATCATTATCTTTGGTAGAAAAGGTTTACCCTCTCCTTCAATTCTCAAACTATCATCTTCTGGTACATAACCTTTTCTAGGCTCTTCATAATCTTCAGGTTGTACTCTTTCCCAAAGTATCTTTTTTAAGTCTTCTATGGATACATTACCCATGTCATTATAAACTCTGTTTTGAAACTTGTCAGCCATAAAATAAATTACTTCTCTATTGTATTCTATCTTACGTTGATAATCCCAATACTCTTTTAGTTCTTCATACTTTGTTTTAGTTATTGCCATAGAAATATTTATTATTTCTTTAAAGCGACAATACCAACAAAATTAAAGTTCTGCCAAAAATTATGTATTTCAAAGCCAGCATCTTGTACCATTTTATACAATTCAGTTTTTGTATTTGGTTTCATCATGTGTCTTAAAGTTACTTCTTTGTCAAGTATTTCTTTATCAGAAAAGTGTTGTCTTTTATAATCGTAAAACATAAAGGTCATCATGTCTTGTACCCTTGGATTACAACTAAAGACTTTTTCTGAAAAGATAAACGCACCACCTGTATTAAGACCTTTGTAGATTTTATTAATCGTATCTTGTCTATCTTTAGGTGACATAAATTGTAAAGTAAATATAGAAGTAACCAAAGAACAGTTTTGAAAATCAAACTCTCTTACATCACCTCTGAAATAATTTAGTTGATGATACTTCTCCTCGTCACGTTGATAGTTTTTAAAAAAATCATCTTCTATTTCTATACCTGTGTATTGTGCGTGAGGAATATTCTTATTGTTTTGATCCATCATACCTTTTAATAGTTTGCCTGATGAACAACCCATATCAACAACTTGTGTATAGTCTTCTACAAAGTATTTTGATAAGTTAAGTATATCGCCCCATAGTTGACTATAACCACGAACAGATTTATCTATGTGATTATCGAAGCCTTCTTCACTTGTAGCAAAAGTAAATTTAGTCATTGTTTAACTCCTTATATGGTTTTAATACTTTGTTATAAACACTTTCAGCAAGTGCCTTCATCATCAACGGTGGAACCATACGACCTACTCGTTCTGATCTTTGATTAAGTTTACCTGTCAATTTAAAATCTTCAGGTAACGACATAATTCTTTTCAATTCTTTTATAGTAAACTTTCTATCTTCTGTTGGGTGACAAGTGCCAGCAACACCAGCAAGATTACCCATCGCAGTAATTGTTGGACAAGGTTTTCTTAAACTACTTCTCTTTAAATTAAAGTGATGACCTTTAACGTGATAGTCCATACCTGTTAATACTTTGTCTGGATCCTTTGGCATTTTCATTAATGTTTTACCAACGGCTGTTTCTGGACTTATTTTTTCAAATAAATATTTTAGTTCTTCTTTATCTTCATTCACTACATCATTAATGGCTTCATCAAGTGTAGTTCTGTAATTATTCTCATCAGGATACAATTGATACATAGTCATAAAGTTTATACCAACTTTCTCAGCAACATCTTCTCTTACACCTATGAAGAAACATCTTTTACGAGATTGTGGTACACCAAAGTAACTTGAGTCTAATACCTTAGCAACTATAAGATAACCTATTGCTTCAAATGTATTTTGTATCTTATGAAAATATGTTTTGGCTTCACCCATTGTCAAGCCCGCAACATTCTCACCAATAATAACTTTTGGTTTAATATCTTTAGCCACTCTTAAAAATTCAAAGAATAAATCTTCGACATTCTCTACACCTTCTATATCTGAATACTTTTTCGTTTTACCAAACGCATCTGCGTGTGTTCTACCCTCACCATGAGATACTGAACCCGCCATACTGAACGCTGAACACGGAGGAGAGCCATCTAATATATCTAACTCACTAACTTTAATTCCAGCTTGTTCCATAAGAAACGTACCTGTTAATTTTTTTATATCACCTGGTACTATTGTAGTGTCAGGATAGTTTTCTTTATAAGTGTTTTGCGCCTCAGGTACAAATTCATTAACTGCTAGTATCTTACCACCAGCCAATCTATAACCAGTTGAAGAACCGCCACCGCCAGCAAAAGTTGATAGCACATTGAATAGTGATCTTTTCTCACTATCTAAAGTATCTTGTAAGGTATATCTTTTATAATTGTTCATTATTCCACATTCTTAATAGTATTATGATAAAAACATAGATCATTATAACACATAATAATGATAAAGTCAAGTCTAAAATCAAACTTCATTCCCCCAACTTGTCCAGCCTTCTCGTTTTCTACGAGCAAATAATTCAATATAAGGCCCTGGTAACATCTTCTCAATATGGTCATATACTATATCTGGTTTTCTACTGTGTTCTCGTCTTTGATCAACCACTAGTTGTGGTATACTCTTATCTAGCCTTTTAGGTTTACCCCTTGTAGCCAATAAACACATTTCTGGATTGCCTCTGGTCCAATAACCCATACCTGTAAAGAAACCCATTTTGATTCGATTCGTTTTCGCCCATGTAAAACCTACTGTCTTATACTTAAAACCCCAAGCATCTATAACCTTAAACGCCTGATCTAATAGTGGATCAACAACCCACATTAAAAGGACTGCATCGTCCTTAGCAAGGTCACCAACAGGTAACCGAATAATGTCAGCGAGAGACATGCAAGGATAATGTCTTTCAGGACTTTTATCCTTTCCTTTTTCACTATACGTTTTAAAATACCACGGTGGATCCGCATATATTACTCCATGTTTTTTGTTTGTGTTAAATTCCATAAGTTAAAAAAAAGTATTTAATTAGTATTACGATTAATAAAAATCTAGGTATAGACCAATTTGTTTTTAATGCTAGAAGATTACCAGTGGCAAATCCCCAATGCATACAAACTATTACTATGAAAAAACTATACAAAGAAATCCTCCAGACTAGCTGTCTTCTCAGTAGACCAACCAATAGAATTAAGTATAAAACTCATAGGGTCTACAAATGTTTTTTGAAACATAATATCATAGTCGATATATTCTTGTAGTTTAAATTCACTAGGTAGTTTGGATACATAACTTATCACATCAAACTTAAATGGATTAGCTTCTTTTAGTTTTAGAAACTTAAGCTTATCACCTTCTTGTATAATAGGATACTTTCTATGTAACTTGAATTGTTTTAGTTGATGATTATATATTAACGCACCTTTAACATGAATAGGTGTTCCTTTAATAAAGATATGACTACCATGCATATATTTCTTTAAGTTGTTACAAGACCTTGGAAAAGATATTTGTTCTGCTGTCATTTGATAAAACTCGTTCTTAAAGTCTGCGATAAACTTTTGTAACGTATCTTCATCTTTAGTCATTATAAGTTTGATAGCCTCTCTAATCTTTCCTCTACAAACTTCAGGTGTAGATGACTTCACAGCCTCTATACCCATAATCTTTAGTTTAGGTTCTTCAAAGGTAATACCTTCTTCATCTAATACGTTTAACATGTATCTTTTTTTAGCAGTCCAGATACCTTTGTCAGCAATCACTTCTCTTTTCATAACCATTTTTTGACTAATGGCGTTTGTATATTCAGCAAGTTCTTCAAAACACTTATCAATAAATGGTTCAATTCTACTTTCAACAACTTTGTTTAAAAACTTTAATGTATCAGCTTTTGATTTATCTTTACAAGTCGCTTCAACTAGTTTATCTAAACATAAGTAAATTGAATCTGTATCTGACGCAACAATATAATCAACTTCACTTGTTGATTTTAAAATCTTATTCATATATTCATTTACATTTTTTTGAATAAAACGAATTACAAATTGACCAGCTGATGTTATAGCAGTTGCTTGTCTTATATCATAATATCTAAAGTATTGATTACCTATCGCACCATAAGCTGAGTTAAGAGCAATCTTCTTTGCCCATTGTATATTATGACAACGAGATATTTCTTTAGCAGTTGCAGGGTCTTTTGTCTTTTGATATTCTTGTTTTGCTTGAAACGCTAAAGTCTTAAACTTAACCCTATCATTATACATACTTTCCATAAGTCTAGGTAGAAACCCTGGACTATCTATTTTAAACTTAGCACCATTTGGTGTAATACAAGCACCTTCAGCTTTTAAATGTGTCAGCGGTGTCGCATGATCTAACAATTTATCAACTGATATGCCTGATGGTTCTACTCCAATAATTTTTTCTGGAGAAATATTATATTGCATAATCAAATGAGGATATAGCGAGTTAATATCAAACGATACAATCCAATTATGCATACCTGTGATTGGGTCTTTTACATAAGCACCTTCGTACTTATCATCTTTAATATTATCTACCTTTGGTGGAATCATAACATTGTCTTTTTTCAAGTAATTGTAAATTAACATATCCCACATTCTTACTTGTGAAAATACATCTGTATAATTTACTTTGGCTTCATATGCCATAGTTAAGACTAGTTCAATTAGTTTTAGTTTATCTTCTAGTTGGTCAACAATCTCAACATCTTTAATGTTATAATCAATAAATGATTGATAGTCTTTTGTATACCATTCTCTAAATGTATCGTAAGGGTTATCATCTTTAGGTAAACCAAGTTCTACTCTACCAATGTAATCAAGTTTATAACTCTCTTGCTTTGTTGGTATAAACTTTTGATATAAGTCCAAGTAATCTAACATAGAAATACCAAAGATTTTATAATGAGTTTGTGGTCTGCCTCTTACTATTATAGTTTCTCTTTCAACTAAATTCCATGGTGAAAACTTTTTAAGTACCTTTTCATCTACTATGTTTCTAATACGATTAAACAAATAAGGTATATCGAAAAACTTTGTATTCCAACCAGTGATAACATCTGGATAGTTCTTAATCCAAAACTTCATAAACTCCATAATCAAAGACTTCTCATTATTACATTTAATATAAGTTACATCAGTTCTATCTGTTTTAAATTCACCTGTACCCCAAGTTATGATTTGTTTATTAGATTGATTCTTTACTGTGATTGCTAGTATTTCTTCTATTGCATCATCTATATCAGGAAAGCCATTCTCTGCAGTACACTCTATGTCAAGTGTAAATATTTTTATTTGTTCTTTATCAAATACCATATCTTCAGGATATTCATTTGCGATATATTGATATTGGTATCTATCCATACCATATAATTGTGAGTTACCTGTATTATAACTTCTTTTAAATTCTCTTGCTTTTACTATACTAGGAAATTGTATTGGTTTTAATGTTTGACCTTGTAACGTTTTAAACTTTGAATCTTCTGGTGAGGTAACATATAGAGTTGGACTAAAGTCAAGTTTTTCTTGGTATTCTTTACCCTCGTGTATACCACGAACAAGTAACTTACCTCTATGTTCAATAACGTTTTTATAAAAGTTCATAATTTATATAAAGAAATTAATTTCTTTTGTTAAGTATTTCCAACTACGTGGAAACTTCTCATTACATAGTTTGTATATTTCATTTGCCACGTCTCTAGTTTCTTTTTGTGTATCTGGTTTACATCTTAAATTACATATCCTAGAAAAAGCATATAGTGTTCCTGACCAATACCATTCAGTCATCATTGATTGAGGTAATACCATACGTGCTTGTTCTGGCGCTACACCTTTTTCTAATAGAGTATTGTAAGTTATTAAACAACTCTCCATTGCTGATTCCATACTATACTCGATTGTTTGATCTAGTTTAATCTCACCATCACTTCCTTGTTTAGAGTTCTTTGGACGACCTCTCCATGTTTCAGGTTTATATAGTTCAGGTGGAAAATCAACATAACGTCTGCTGACTTCGTTCCATGCTAAACCTACTTGATGTTTAACTAATTGTCTTGCGACAAAGATAGGTGCTTTAATTCTGAATTGTAAACTTGCATGAGCAAATGGAGACCAATGATTATGTTCGGCAAGATACTTAATAAGTTTCTCATCTTTAACTACATCAAAGGCGTCTTTTGTTTTTGAGTAACTTACTCT